CCACTATTATCATTTCCGCTTAATATTTCATAATAACCCCAAGGTCTATAATTAATTAAATTATTTGACATTATTTATAATATTATAATAAATATTTAATTCATTATTTTATTAAATATATTTTTTTTATATTTTAATCTTTGCTACTTTTCTTGTCCCATATCCATGTTTTTTTCTTGCTAATTTTGCTAATTTTAATGCTTTTGAATTTTCTTTACAACCATTTTCTAAAATATTATAATCTACAGCTGCCGCCTTTCCTCCTGTTATTGCACTTGCTAATCGTGCTATACCCCACGATTGTGGTGTTTGGTTTGGTCTTGAACCTGATGAATAATATGCTCCTTCTCCTTTATTTATAATTTTTGCTAATGAATTGATACTACATTTTGTTGCTTTTGCTAATTCTTTTGTTGCACCTATTTTCTCTACATTATATATTTTTTGTGCTTTTAAAATATGTTTTGATTTTTTTGATTTAAATGAAGATATTTTTTTACGTGTATAATATTTACCTTTTTTATATAATTTTATTGATTTTAATATTTCTTTTGATTGTTTTTTTTTATCTTTTTTTGTTAATGTTTTTGGTATATATCTTAAATTAAATTTCATATTATAATACTTTTAGAAAAAGTATTATAAAAAATATAACAATCTTTTAGAAAAAGTATTTCAAAAAATATTAATCTTTTAGAAAAACTATTTCAAAAAAAAGTATTTTATTAAAATAATTAAGAAGCGTTTCCTGCTACAAATTGAAGATTTACACCTGAAGTTCCTACTCCTTCACCATCAAAAGAATGAGGAGATAAAGGACCACCATAAGCCATTCCTCCTCTCTTCATTTTACGAGTATGATGAGAACGCTTACTATGTTTATGAAATAATTTAAATTCTCCTTTCTTTGTTTTATACCCTGCTTTTTCTAAAATTTTTAATCTTTTTGCTGTATTATGTTTTTTACGAGACACAATACGACCACGTTTATTCATCATTAAATCTTTCTTATGTAATCCTCCAGGTGTTTTTTTTGCATATCCATGCCATACTTGTGCTCTTGAACCTATTGTTTTTTCAAAAGTCATTTATGTATAATATTTAGAAAATAATTTAATTTATATTGTATACTTTTAGAAAAAGTATTTTAATCTCACAAATAATACTAAAATTTATTTATTGGTGGACTTCCACTTCCGCCAGACATACCTTCGATTCTCCCTAAATAATTAATATTTAGTGGTTGTCCTAAATAAAAATTTCCGTATTGAATATTTCCACCTTTTGAATAATTTATTATTTGTGATATTCTTTGATAATTTGATATTTTATATGAACTTGAATCTGAACCTGGTGTATTTTTATCATATTTATTTGGAACACAATAACAAGTATTTATATTTCTCTCTGAATATAATCTATTAAATTCTGCTATATATTTTATTATTCTTGATGTTGATTTATTATTTCCTGGAATAAAACTTCTTTGTGAATACATTACTAAATTACTTTAATATATTTAATTATTATTTTATTAATTTTTTTTATTTTTTTTTGATTTTCTAATTTTATTAAATTTCTTTAATAATATTTTTCTTTTATTTATTTTTCTTGTTTTTTTATTTTTTTTTGATTTTCTAATTTTATTAAATTTCTTTAATAATATTTTTCTTTTATTTATTTTTCTTGTTTTTTTATTTTTTTTATCTAATTTTGTTTTATAATTTAATTTTTTTTTTATAATTAATATATATTTTCTTTTATTTAATCCACCTGTTTTTTCTTCTTCTTCTTCTTTTTCTTCTTCTTTTTCTTCTTTTTCTTCTTTTTCTTCTTCTTCTTTTTCTTCTTTTTCTTCATATATTATTTGATTTTGACTACAATCTATTTCTATTAAAATGCCATTTTCTTTATATTCATTTATTAAATTATCTATTGTTTTTCCTTCATCATTATCTATATTATAATATAATCTATAGTATTCATCACTGAATAATTTACAATCAGTTATATCATTAAATTTATATATTAATGCACCTTTAGAACATAGATCATTATATTCATCTTGTGTAAATGGAGTATTTATATCATTAATTAATTCGTTATTATAATATAAAACTTCATAATTATCTGAAAATGAATTTTCTAAACAATTAAATAATAATCTAATTCCATCTTTAAAATCTTTTACTGATATTTCATTAAACATAAATCCTCCAGAATTTAAATTAAATAATATTTGATTTTCTTTTATTTTAATTTCACCAGCATAATATACTTTAAATTCTCTACAATATGTTTCATTACATGCAATTCTCTTTATCATTTCTGGGTGTTTTGTTCCTAATTCAAATATAGTATTAATCTTATATAAATACATTTTTATAGGACCATTTTCTAATTGTAAAAAAATAAATGTATATACTCCAATTTCTAATTCATTTGTTATTTTATTTTCAAAATTTATTATATTATCATCAACACTATTTAATTCTTGTCTAATTTCTACACTTTCTTCATTAAGATTTATTTCATATGGTAAAATATATAATTTACTTTTTTTAATTAATTCATCTAAAATATCTTTTGAAAATTCTATAAAATAAATTTCTTTATTATCATGTTCTCCATCATCTCCATCATCATCATTACTTATGAAATGACACTGATTATGTATAGGTTCTTTTTCATTTATTTTATCTTTATCTAATATATGTTTAGGGATTGGATAAATATAATCACTATTAATATTTTTATTATAAGAAATAGATGAAGAAATATTTATTATAGAATAATTATAAATGTTATAATTACTTTTTATTTGAGAAATATAACCATGAATTGGACCACTGGCTGTTGCACTAACTTGAATTTTGCAACAAATATAAGGTTTTTTTTCTAATAAATCTTTTAATGAATAATCTTTTAATGAATCATCTTTCATTTCCAATATTTTTAAAAAATTTACATTAAATGTAATATAATCATCATTGTTACTATTTATTAAATTTATATAATCACTTTTTAATTCAAAAATATTTTTTATTGAAGTATTTTCTAATTCATCATTAATACTTTTTTCAATATCTTCTAATTTTTTTTTTTTATAATTATATGAATTATAATATTTATAAAAATCTAAAATTTGAATTAAAATAATATAACTATTATTTAAAAATAATATTCCTTTTATTTTATATAAAACTGTAATTATATCTTGAGATATACTTATATTAGTTGTTAATAAATGAACTTGTGCTTTAAAAATTTTATCTTTAAATGAACCTTCTGGAATTTTATATATATTTCTTAAATTATCCATTATTTTACTAATATTCATAATATATATATATATATATATATATTTTTACAATAAAGTCTTGAACTAAATTAAATCTAACACACTTTTAGTAACTGTTTTTTCTTATATTAACATTAAACTATTATTTACAGAATTAAAAATACAATAATATATAGAGATATTTTGTGAAAAATCTATTGTTTTATATTTATTATTAAAATTAAAAATTGAATTTTATTTTAATTTAAAATTAATTACAAACATTATATATTCATTATGAATTCAATAATACAAAATAATCTTGAAACTAAGATGGAAAATGATAATAATGAATTATTCTTTAACGTCCAACAGAAAACTGATAAGCAACATATATTAGATAATCCTGATACATATATTGGTTCAGTAGAAAGTATTGATTCTAATATGTGGATATTTGATGATGAAAATAATAGAATTTATGAAAAAAATATTAATTATATTCCAGGACTTTATAAATTATTTGATGAAGGAATTGTTAATTGTAGAGATCATGTTGTGCGCATGTTAAATTTAATAAATAATAATATTCAAAATGCTTTACCTGTTTCTCATATTGACATTAGTATTGAAAGTGATGGAACTATTACTATGTTAAATGATGGAAATGGTATTGATATAGCACAAAAAGATGGAATATGGTTGCCTGAATTAGTTTTCGGGCATTTAAGAACTTCTACTAATTATGATAAAACTGAAAAAAAAATTGTTGGTGGAAAAAATGGTTTTGGTTTTAAATTAGTTTTAATATGGTCTAGTTATGGAAAAATTGAAACAATAGATCATATTAGAGAACTTAAATATGTCCAAGAATTTAAAAATAATCTTAATGAAATTTGTACTCCAAGAATTACTAATTATAAGAGTAAACCATATACTAAAATTATTTTTAAACCTGATTATAAAAGATTAGGATTAAATGGATTAGATAAAGATATGATTGCTTTATTTAAAAAACGTTGTTATGATATTAGCGCTATTACTGATAAAAATATTAAAGTTAAATATAATCAATCTCTTATACCTATTAAAAATTTTATACAATATATTGATTTATATATTGGGGCTGATAAAATTAAATCACCAAGAGTATATGAAACAGATGGTGAAAGATGGGAATATGCTGTTGCTTTAACACCTATATCTGAATTTTTACAAGTTTCATTTGTAAATGGTATTCATACTTCAAAAGGTGGAAAGCATGTAGAATATATTTTAAATAAAATTATTAAAAAATTAGTTGATTATATAGAGAAAAAGAAAAAAACTAGAGTAAACGCTAATTCTATAAAAGAACAATTAATATTATTCTTACGTTGTGATATTGAAAATCCATCATTTGATAGTCAAACAAAAGATTATTTAAATACACCATCTACTAAATTTGGTTCTAAATGTGAAGTTAGTGATAAATTTATTGAAAAAATTGCTAAGATGGGTGTAATGGAAGCCGCTTGTGCTTTAACAGAAGTAAAAGAAAATAAAGTTATTAAAAAAAGTGATGGAAATAAAAGTAAATCTGTACGTGGAATACCTAAATTAACTGATGCTAATTGGGCTGGAACTGATAAATCTAATGATTGTATATTAATTTTATGTGAAGGAGACTCGGCAAAAGCAGGAATATTATCTGGATTATCATCAAATGATAGAAATATTATTGGTGTTTATCCTTTAAAAGGTAAATTATTAAATGTACGTGGAGAACCTATAAAAAAAATTGCTGATAATAAAGAAATTACTGAAATTAAACAAATTTTAGGTTTAGTATCTGGAAAAATATATAATGATATTCAAGATGTTAATAAAAATTTAAGATATAGTAAAGTTTTATTTATGACAGATCAAGATTTAGATGGTAGTCATATTAAAGGGTTATGTATTAATTTATTCTCTTGTGAATGGCAATCTTTAATTCAAATACCTGGATTTATTGGTTTTATGAATACACCGATTTTAAAAGCTAAAAAAGGAAATTATGAATTAAATTTCTATAATGATGGAGAATTTAATATATGGAAAGAAAATAATGATATTAAAAATTGGAAAATTAAATATTATAAAGGTTTAGGAACTAGCACGGGTAAAGAATTTCGTGAATATTTTATTAATAAAAAATTAGTTAATTTTAATTTTAATGGACCTAATTCTAATGATTGTATTGATATGGTATTTAATAAAAAACGTTCTGATGATAGAAAAAATTGGTTAAAATTTTATGATAGAACTCTTTATTTAGATACAAATAAAGAAAGTATTAATTATGAAGATTTTATTAATAAAGAATTAATTCATTTCTCTAAATATGATTGTGATAGAAGTATTCCTAATTTAATGGATGGACTTAAAATATCACAGCGAAAAATTTTATATTCAGCTTTTAAAAGAAATCTTATTAATGAAATTAAAGTTGCGCAATTTTCTGGATATGTTAGCGAACATTCTGGTTATCATCACGGTGAAGCTAGTTTAAATGGAGCTATTATTGGTATGGCACAAAATTTTGTTGGTTCTAATAATATTAATCTGTTTGTACCTAACGGACAATTTGGAACTAGATTACAAGGAGGAAAAGATAGTGCGTCTGAAAGATATATATTTACATATTTAAATAAAATTACACGTTATATATTTCCTGAGAATGATGAATATATTTTAGATTATTTAAATGATGATGGATTTCTAGTTGAACCTATTTATTATATTCCTATTATTCCTATGATTTTGGTTAATGGAACTAAAGGTATTGGAACTGGATTTAGTACTGATATTATGTGTTATAATCCACTTGATATTATTAATTATATACAACAATTATTAAATAATACATCACAAGAAAAATTAATAGAATTTATACCTTATTATGAAGGATTTAATGGAACTATTACTAAAATTACACCTTCTAAATTCTTAATTAAAGGTTGTTATAAAAAAATATCACAAGATAAAATTAAAGTTACTGAATTACCTATTGGATTTTGGACTTATGATTTTAAGGAATTATTAGAATATTGGATTAATCCTGGAGAAGATAAAGATAAAAATAAAATTCCTCCTATTATTAAAGATTATGAAGATAATAGTAAAGATTCCAATATTGATTTTACTATTACATTTACTAAAGGAAAATTAGATGAATTAGAAAATATTAAATATGATTATGATTGTAATGGTATAGAAAAAATATTAAAATTATATACTACTAATTCTACTACTAATATGCATTTATTTGATGCTAATGATACATTACAAAAATATGAAAATATATATGAAATTATTGATGATTATTTTAAAGTTAGATTAAATGCGTATCAAACACGTAAAGATTATTTAATTAGAAATTTAGAAAAAGAATTATTAATATTAAAAAATAAAGTTAAATATATTAAAGAAAATTTAGATGATACAATTGATTTAAGAAAAAAGAAAAAAGAACAAATTATAGAACTTTTAAATGATAAAGGTTATTCTATTATAAATGATGATATTGAATTTAAATATTTAATTAAAATGCCTATGGACTCTGTATCTGAAGAAAATGTTAATAAATTAATTAATGAATATGAAAATAAAAATAATGAATTAGAACTAATTAAAAATAAAACTATAAATACTATGTGGTTAGAAGAATTAGAATTATTAAAAAATGCTTATATTAATTTTACAAATGAATCAAATTATGAAGAAAATGAAATTATTAAAATTAATAAAAAAAATAAGAAAAATTCTAAACTAATTCCAGAGAAACTATCTAAAAAAGTTAAAAAAAATAAAAATTAAAATTATAGAAATTCTTAGTTTTTATTATACACTAATATTTGAAAAATATAAGATATAATATAATTTTATTATTACACCCACGTAAATATTTTTTTCTTTATAAATTTACTTTTATATTTTTATTTTATAGAGAAAAATAAAATACTTTTTGTATTTTCTCTATAAGTTTATTTCTAAAAAAATAAAACTAATATTATAACTTCCTTATTGAAATATAAAAATCTATAATATATATCACTTTTATATTTTTATTTTATAGAGAAAAATAAAATACTTTTTGTATTTTCTCTATAAGTTTATTTCTAAAAAAATAAAACTAATATTATAACTTCCTTATTGAAAGTCGGTGTTTGAAATGTTAAAAGGTGTAAAGAAAAGTAAAAGATATATTTAATATTTATTTCTCTATAAAATTATTAGTTATATTTTTTTTATAGAGAAATATATTATATAAGGCATTATTTACCCTTTAATTTGAGGGCATATTGTGCCACCTTTTTTATATATATTATGAGGCATTATTCACCCTTTAATTTCAGGGCAAATTGTGGCACCTTTTTAATTTTTATACAATAAAATATAAAATTAAAATTTATAAATCTTGAAAATCTTCAATAGTTAAAATTAAAACCATCTTTTAAATTCTAATTGTCTATCTGTATTACAAGCTTGAATAGGATGTGCTATAGGAACTACTAATGTACTAGCATCATCAATATATTTCATATAGCCTTTTGCTTCACTATAAACTTGCTGTATACAATAATCTAAAACCATTTTATTTAATTCACTTATTTGTTCGCTTAGAGATGTTGGTTTATTTGCTGAATATTGAAGAAATATACTACGCATAATTATTTTTAATGTATCACAATCTTGCTCACCTATTAGATACTGCCCATTTGAAATATTATAAATACCTGCTCTTAAACCATTTTGTATTATTTGTATATTTTCTCTTGAAAAAAATGCTCTTGATAGATTACTATTTTCCCATAAACCTAATGTAGGTTCTCTTAATGATACACAATTATCAACTTCTATTTTATCATATAATTTAAATAAATCATTTGTATTTGGTGTTTTTATATCTATCCTTCCATTATTTATTTTAGAGGGAACTTCATTCCTCATTACCCCCTCTTTTTCTTTACTTTTTATAAAAGTGAAATTATTCATTTGATAGTTCATATATATTATATTTAATATTTTTTAATATTTTAACTTTTTCTTTAAGTATTTTAGAAATTTATTTTTATATATATTTATGATATATGGAAGCATTTCAAAAAATCGTTTTATTTATTGCTATAGTTATTCTCATTATTGCGTTACTTTTTATAGGATTAGCTTTATCAAAATCTAAAACTGGTTCTTGGCCTCCATTAACTCCTGAATGTCCAGATTATTGGATTATTGATGGTTCTGGAAGTAATACTACTTGTATAAATGTAAAAGATTTAGGAGTTTGTCCTCCACAACCAGGAAATAAACATTTAAAAATGAATTTTAATACTTCTCCTTATACTGGAAATTATGGAAATTGTTCTAAATATACTTGGGCTAATAATTGTAAAGTTAGTTGGGATGGAATTACATATGGAGTTGCAAATCCTTGTCAAGAATCAACTTAAAATTCATTTATTTTTATATTTTTAGAAGTAACATAAGATTAACTCTATTATATAAAATTATATATAATTATATAATAAAAATAAATAATAATAGTTTATAATAATAATGAATATTATTAATATAAAAAAAACTAATAAAAATGTTAATTATAGTGATACAATATTTTTATCTAAAATAAATAAATTACCTGAAAATATTGTAAATATTATTTTTGATTATTTACCGAATAAAACTATTCTCTTTACAAATAAAGATTATTACAGTAAATATCATAAAATTATTAAGAATTATATAATTAATTTTGAATCCTATATTAGAGATATAATTAGGCGTGATAATGATTATGTATTTAATCAATTTATAAATGATAATATTTCATCTATGATTAAAAATAAAAATTATTATTATAATAATATGATTTTTGCTAATAAATTTTATTTTATAAGACATTATTGTATAGAAAATCAATCCGATAATTGTAATAAAATATTATTTAAATATATTCAACAATATGATTTATGTAAAAATCTTAATAAAAAGAAGATTGTAAAATATATTAGATGGAAGAATTAAATATTAATAATATATTAAATAGACAAGAATTATCATTAAATATTAAAAATATTTTAACTGATTTTGAAAATAATAAAAATAATTTACTTATTAAAAGAGGTATATATTTATATGGTGAACACGGAATCGGTAAAACTACTTTCATAAAAAATATATTAAAAGAACTTAATTATGATGTTATAATATATGATGCTGGTGATATGCGTAATACATCAATAATTGAAGAAATTACAAAACATAATATGTCAGATAAAAACATAATGAGTTTATTAAAAAAAAAAGTTCAAAAAATTGCTTTAATTATGGATGAAATAGATGGAATGAATAATGGAGATAAAGGTGGAATAAATACATTGATAAAAATTATTAGACCAAAAAAAACAAAAAAACAAAAAATAGAAGAAATTACAAGTAATCCTATTATTTGTATAGGTAATAATAAAAGTGATAAAAAAATTAAAGAATTAATGAAAGTTTGTCATACAATTAAATTAGATAAACCTAAAGATAGTGAAATTAATATAATTATTAAAAAATTATTTACTACTATTGATGATAATATACATAATAAATTGAAAAATTATATTAATGGTGATTTAAGAAAATTAAATAATATATATAATTTATATAAAAATAAACCAAATTTTTTTAATAAAACTATACTAGAAAATATTTTTCAAATTAAATCATATAATGATGATACTAAAAATATTATTTTTAAATTATTAAATAATTATTATAACTTTAATGAACATAATAATTATATTAATGAAACAGATAGAACTAGTATAGGTTTATTAATGCATGAAAATATAATAGATATAATAGAAAAAATAGATATTAATATTTCATTAGAATATTATATTGAATATTTAAATAATTTATGTTTTGGTGATTATATTGATAGAATTACATTTCAAAAACAAATCTGGCAATTTAATGAAATGAGTTCACTTATTAAAACCTTTAAAAATAATAAATTATTACACGATAAAATTAATAATAATAAATTATTTGCTAAAAATATTAATTTTCCAAAAGAAATTAGATTCACAAAAGTTTTAACTAAATATTCTACTGAATATAATAACTTACTTTTTATACATAAACTTACACAGAAACTTGGAATGGATAAAAAAGATTTATATGCTTTTTTTTATTATTTAAAAATTACTTATCCTGATAATGAAATATATAATTTATTAGAAAATTTTGAAATTAATAAACTAGAAATTAATAGAATATATAGATATATAGAAAAATATATTAAAGAGAACGCATCTGGAATTAATGATATTGAAATAAATGAAAATGATATTTATGAAAATACTGATATAAATGAATAATATTATATAAATTTAATATTACATCTTTTTTATTTAGAAAAATAAAAATTTATTCATATATATGTATAATTATATTATAAAATTTAATTTATATTATAATTTATATCATAATTTTCATTATAATTTTCATCATAATTTTTATTTTTAATATAAATATAAGAATATTGTGGGTTATAAGGGTCCCAAACTCTTATAGGAACTCCTTCCATACAACACATTTTAAATATTTTATAATCACAACATTTTTCTGGATAATCACAATCCCAACTATCTTTACATATCCAATTTTTATTAGGTAATTTAATTTTTGGTAATTTAATAATAATATTTATAAATTTTTGTTTTTTTTCAAAATTTTCTAAATTTAAAATAATTTTATTATAATTATATGTAATAATATGATTTAATTTATTAATTTGAATTTTTGAATTATAGAATGTCATAAAATTATTAGTGAAAGTATTTGAATAATGTAAAATATTAAATAAATATAAAAGTAAAAGATAACTATATTTCATATAATTATATATTTTTAAGAAAATTTTCTTAATAATTTAATTTAAAATTGATTATATATATATAAGATATTCAATTTTAAATTATATTGTTTATTTATAGAAATGAGGATTATTTTATTGTTAATAAATTTATATTATATTTATTGCTATAAATCTAATAATATAGAGAATAATTTAATTCCTTTATGGTGGAATATAGGAAAAGAAAGTTTATATAACAAAAATATTCTAAATAAGATTACAATAAATAATAATAATTATTGTTTATATTATGATAATAATATATGGAAGTTAATATCAGATGTATGTATTCATAGAGGCGCTTCATTATCAGCTGGTAAAATTTTGAAAAAAAAAGATTGGATAAGAGACAACGAAGTTCCTTCTAAATTATATAAAAATAATAAAAGTAATAAAATTAAAGATGAAAATAAAGAAGTATCAAAATGTATTCAGTGTCCTTATCATGGTTGGGAGTTTAGTGATGGTTATTTAAGTAAAATTCCTGGTATAATAAATAATAATTTTAATATGGGTGTTGCTCGTCATCCAATAAAATTATTAAATAATGATATATATACTTTATTTAGTTTTGAAATTAATTCAAATAATGGAACTTTTCCAAATAATTATAATTTATATGAACCTGATGAAGAGAAAGACAATAATTTTGAGATGATTTCACAAAGTATAAAGTTGGATGTACCTTGTGAAATTATCATTGAAAATATATTAGATATGATGCATATTTCTTACGTTCATTCATTTGGTAATTCTATTCAACCTATTCCTTATGGAATTAAATTTGTTAAATATAATGATTATCATGGAAAAACTACATATTTTTACAAAAGTGGAGCTACATCATTATCAAGATGGTTAGGATTTGCTGATGAAGTTATTGTAGAAAATGAATATTATTTACCATCAACAACTATTACAAGAATTATTGCTAATAAAATTACTAAAACTATAATAACATATTCTTATCCTATAAATGAAAATAAAAGTATTTTATATCTTAAACTTTATAGAAATTATTTTAAAGGTTATATTGGAGATTTATTTCACCATAAACAACTTGATATTACACTTAAAGAAGATATAAGTATTTTAAAAAAAATTAATTATAAATATTATAAAGGATTAATTAATACCAAATTTGATATAACACAAAATGAAAGAAGAAAAGCAATTAAATCATTATATAATGATAAATATAAAATATAAAAAATCTTTTAAAAAAAAATTACAAAAGTGTAAATTATTTAACAATAATACTTTTTGAAACTTTATTTTCTTGTAATAATTTTAGATAATTTAATCTTTCATCACGCCTTTTTTCCCAATTTTTTATCTCATTATCACTTAATTGTTTATTTAAATGATTCATATAATGATAAGGACTTTGATAAAATATTACATTTGAACCATTTACACTTTTTAATTCTCCAGTAGCTAAAATTACACCATAAAATAAATACTCATCTTTAGAACCCATTAAATAGGGGTAATATTCTCCTGTTTCAGCATCACGTATTCTTGAACCTACACAACTAGTTGTATAAATTTCTAATTTTTTTTTTTCTAAATCTCCATCTTCATTTGGAATATATCTATATATTATATTATAACCTTTATCTTTTTTCTTTGTTTCTTCCAGCATAATCCTATAATCTGTTGTATTTAATGTTTTGATTGTTTCATTTTCAATATCATTATTTATTACATCATATGCTGGATTAAAATCATCATTTTCATACATTTTTTTATATATATAATATACATTATACAAATAATATGTCTTTAAATTATTTGTATATATATATATATATTTATTAGTTAGAATATTTAATAGGTAGATTTACTAAATTTTTATTACTTATTTCTGGATTTATGATTTTTTGATTTGTCATTTCTTGAATATTAATTATTTCTTTTAGTTTATTTTCCAGAAATATTAGATTATGTTTTAAATTTGTATTTTCTTGAATTAAATGCTGAATAACATATTGCTGTTCATTAAATTTTTGAATTAATGTATTTTGATTTAAAGTAGAACTATTTAATCCACTTAAATTATTAATTATATTTTGTAAATCATTTTGTTTTTGAATTGAATCATTTATCATTTTTTCTCTTTGTTGTTTTATTTGTTCTAATTGTATTAATACATCTGGTTTATTTTCAATAGCACCAGGTTTATATTCAATTAATATTTTTTCTATTTTTTCCATAAAAAAATCCAATATTTCTTTATCTTTCACTATTTCATCTGGTTTTACATCACTTTCATGAATAAAAGGATTTGGCATTTGTTTTAATAATTCTTTTTTATCAAAAGAATTATGTATATGAGAGAAAACTAAAATGGCCTTTTTGGGTTCTAATTGTACGAATGGAATTGTATAATCTTTTAAAAATTTCTTCTCTTCAGCAATACAAGCATCTTCATCAAATCTTGTTATTTTTAATAATTCTTTTTTAAAAGCAAATGTTCCTGCTGTTGCATGATTTGGACCATAAGGACCAAATTTATACATTTTATTTATATGTTTAAAATAAATAAACATTTCACTTGAACCAGCACATAATGCTTTACTTTTTTGTAATTTATTAACGGCATGACTTATTCTTTCTGGTGGATAATAATCATCATCATCCATATAAATTATAATATCACCTAATGATTTATCATTTAATATATTTCTTTTTTTACCAAGTGTTAATTTTTCATCATATTTAAAATATTTTACTTGTGGAATATTACATACTAAATCTTCAATTTTATCTGTTCCATCATCTAAAATTAACCATTCTATTTTATCTTTTGGATAATCTTGACTTTCAAAACATTTTATTATAACAGGAATAAATGGACGTCTATTAAATGTAGGAGTACATATACTAACAAATGGATATTTTTCTATTTTCTCTTTATTTTTACCTTTACCTTTTTTTGTCATTTAATTATTATATTAAATAACTTATTTCTATATTATTTTAAATTAAAAATAATATTCTATAAAATTTGCGAATGTATAATAATTTAATATTTTATTATTTTATTATTTTATTATTTTGAGAACCTAGTAAAAAAGGTGTAAAAGATATAAAATTATGATGACATTTTATTTATTTTTTTCAAATGATTTGTTATATTACCACCAGATTGAATTCCTAATAAGCTTCCTAATAAACTACTAGATTTTTTTATATTATTATTTTTAAAACTGCAAGTTTTTTTTGCTTGTTTATAACTTACTAATGATGTTAAGTTTTCTTCATTTATAGATTTAAATAAATCAAATTTTAAAAATCCAAAATATATTAATAATAATGTAATAATAGAAAATATACCTTGTATATTACCTAATTTTGAAAATGCATATGTAATAATAAATAAACTTATTAATGAAACAATAGGAATTTTATAATATTTTATTACTTCTTTTATAATAGTTCCTACATTTATATCCTTAGAATTATATAGAGATTTATAACTTAAACAAGATAAAATACACCAAGAAAACAATATGAATATAATAAATGATAATAATGGAAATCCAATAAAAAATAATATAATAAATAAAAAAATTAAACCTAATCCAAAACAAAAATTTAATGGTGAAGTGAAAGTTACATCATCCCATTTAGGTTTACCTATATTTGTATCATTTGAATTTGTTTTTAAAAACCAATACATATTAGAAAACCATGAATAAATAATATATAAATGATTGAATAAAAATAAAAAAAATAATATAAAAAATATTAATATTGGTCCAAATAAAATTAATACAATTTCAGAAAATTCATTAAACATATTAAAAATAGTATTTATAGCCGAATAATTTAAATGAAATATTGATTCTATAATTGCTATAAAATAATTAGCAAGAAAATTTGAATTAGATTTTTCTTTATATTCTCTGAATATATCAATAATTTTATTAGATTTATTATATTCATTGTAAGGAAATTCTATTTTCATAGAAAGAGGTGGGTCAGTCCAAGTATTAAATATATTAGATTTTATAGAAGTTATATTTATTTCATTATTAGTATATGGAAAACAATTTATTTCAGTTGGTAAAATATTTGATTGTGCTAATTTACATAGATATAATATAATACCACTAAAACTAAAATATATAATTATATGTATAATTATATAAATAATAGAACTTAAAAATGATGTAATTTTAGATACATATTCGTTTGATATTTTTGATTGTAATATTCTTTTATCATCAATAGTATTTGTATCATTAGTATTATCAGTAGAACTCATTTCTCTATATTAAATTACTATAAAATAATCTTATCATAAACTTTATTTTTCTAAATTATAGAGAAATAATAATTACAAATTATTTTCATCGCTATCTAAATAGAATAATAATAATATAATATATAATGTAATAAAACCATGTGAAAATATATGAAGAATAATAATATATAAATACTTAGAATAAATATATAAAAAAATAGAAGTATGTAGTAATAAAAATAAATAAAAACCTTTTTTTTTATTATTAAGGGAAATAAAATAAATATAATAATAATTAATAGGTATATTTATTATCATTACTAATCTATCACTAATTATTGAAATTATATTAGATGTTCCGTGATTTATTATGGAAGTAAATAGTCCAGTTATAATAGAAAAACGAATTATTATAGGTGTATTATTATATAAATATAGAGAATATAAAAGTGGAAAACTAAATAATAATACTGATTTAGTAAGTATTAAATTCATCTAATCAAATAATAATAATAATATTTATATTTTTTTACATATGATAAATATTTCCTCTAATTTTATGGTTAGGATTGCCCTATAATTCAAGGGTTAAGATTGCCCTATAATTCAAGGGTTAAGATTGCCCTCTAATTCAAGGGTTAAGATTGCCCTGTAATTCAAGGGTTAATATTGCCCTCTAATTCAAGGGTTAAGATTGCCCTATAATTAAAGGGTTAAGATTGCCCTCTAATTCAAGGGTTAAGTTGCCCTATAATTCAAGGGTTAAGATTGTCCTATAATTCAAGGGTTAAGATTGCCCTCTAAAGTTTGAGAATCTTATAAGTTATTTATATTATCTTTTTTATATAAGTTTTTTAATATCAATAACTATTATATGAGAAAAATCAATAATTATTTTATTTATAATTTAAGTATAATTATAATTATTTTTTTATCATTATATTTTATTTTCAATTATATTAATTTTCTTGTAATTAATAAATATATTATTGAATGTTTTAATAATATGCAACAATCTAATAATAATACTAAATCTAACTTATATAATAAATCTTATAGTTATAATAGTAATATACCTATTAATACTACATATGACTGTAAAAATTTTTGTGGACCTAATGCACGTTGTTATTTAACTGGAACGCAGTGTTTAGCAGATAATGATTGTTATGGTTGTCAACCTTATTCACCACCTTTACCAAAGGTAAAAGAATGTATACCTGGTCTTAATGATTCAGGAAAATTAACAACATCAATAACTCCTCAATATTCATCACTCACAAATGGTTATGGAACAAAAGAATTAATTATAACTGATAAATATTTTGATAAACCATTACAAGCTAATTTTGGTTATGATACTTGGGGAGAAATGTTTAATGAAGGTCAAAAATTATTTAATAAAAGATATAAACCTGAAAATTTAAAATATCAACCTAAATATTATCCTATGTATAGTATAACTGGTGAATTTATTGGTGATGGACCATTACCATCTAATATTTAAAATTATCTTTATTAATTGTAGTTGCTTTTAAAATATTTTTTATTATTTTATCTTCTTTTTCATTATTATTATCACCTTTTCCTCCCATAGCTTCAAGAACTAATTTATTATACTGATCCGAAATCAGAGATTCACTATCTTTATATTCTGGAAATTTCTCTCTAAATTGTGGTAATAATCTCATATTTTTAAATGAAATATTTTTTATTACTTTTTTCAATTTATTTTTTTCATCATCTTCTTTTTCCCATTTACCTTGATCTTTTACATATAATACTTCACGTTTTTTATCAGTGCAATGTATTGGGCGTTCTGTTATGTCAAGAGCATTTAAATTTTTTATAATTATTTTTGATATACCCTTAATATAACCTTCTTCACCAACATTTATTAAATCTGATAATTGAAGTTTTATGGAATCTACAAAATCACTTATATTCATAGCATTTTTACATGTTTCATTTAAAAAAAACTGAAGATTAAAAGTCTTATTATTTGAATTATTGTAATTATTATTATTATTTGAAATAATATTATTATATGGAATACTATTATTATTTTTTGTATTTAAATTTTGTATATTATTATTTTGTATATTATTATTTGGTATATAATTTGTTAAATTTGATAATGATTGATTTTTATATAATTCTATAATATGATTTTGTTGATTTATTTGATTTTGTTGTATTTTTAATATTTCAGCATTTTGTTTTATAAGCATTAGTATTAATTCATCTTTACATTCATTTAAATTTAAATTTTTTATTATTTCTCTGTCATTATTATAATTCTCTAAATTATTTTCATCTAATATATTTAAATATTCATTTTCTATTTCATCTATTTCTATATCTTCATTTATTTCTTTATTAAAATTTTTTGGTACTAATATTTCACATATTTTTTTATGTTTCCATAATCCTGATCTATCTTTATAAGAATTACCACAATCACAATTTAATTTTAAATTATTATTTTCAATTTTTTTTAATGTGGAATTTTTCATATGTTTTAAAGTTGTTAAATGTCTCTCTAATTTACTTTTATTTAATGCATTATAATTACATAAACTACAATAATATTTATTATTATCTTCATCTTCATTATTAGGAAAATTTTTTTTTGATTTATTAATAAAGTTTTTTTCATTTTGATTACAATTATTTATATGAATTTCATAATTTTCATAATTATTAAAATCTAAATTACAATAATTACAAAAATAAATATTTGAAATTAATTTACCATCTATTATACCATTATTATCTGTTAAATAAATATAATTTAAATTATTATTTTTCAATACTTCAAAATATTCTTTTTCTTTTATTTTTGCCTCAATATTATCTCTACAATTTAACTTTGCTATTTCTATCATATTCCAATTATTCCATCCTCCATTTTCTCTAATAATATTATATAAAGTATTATTATTATTATCAACATTTTTCTTATGTCTATATTTACGTTTTGAAAAATTAGTAGTATGTCCTATAAATATATCTTTAATTTCTTTATTTTTACAATAAATTTTATAAATAATTGTATTTGAATAATTTAAATTACCTCTTGGCATATTATTAATATATAAGATATTATAATTTTATGGTGTGTGCCGAAATTTTCCCAAAAGTTCTCAAAAGTTCTCAAAAGTTCTCAAAAGTTCTCAAAACTTCTCAAAAATGTGCCTTTTTTATTTTTTTTTTCTTATTGTAATAAATGTTCTTTTTTTGTAAGGAAACAAAAAAGGAAAAAGTCAGTCTGTGCCTTTTTTTGTTTCCGGACATTTTCGGAAAATAAAAAATGTCCAATTTTAAAAAAAAATTTGAGACCATAAATTTTTTATTTTCTTAAAAATTATGAGACCATAAAAAAAATTATGGTCTCAAAATCAAAGATTTTTTGGCGATTTTTGAAAAAAAGTTTTTTTGGACATTTTTTGGACAAAAAAAATGTCCAATTTTGAAATTTCAAAAAACTTTTTACTTTTAAAAACACTTCTTTCACTTTTTCAAAAAAATCAAAAATTCTAAAATAATTAATAAAAATAAACGATAATAAATAATATAAAAAAATGAAAATATAAAATAGAAGAGCATAATAAAAAAATTAAAATTAGAAAGTTAATTTTACTTAAATTAGAAAGTAAAATTAAATATAGATAAAAATAACAAATAATAAAAATATATATAAAAAATTTAACAAGATAATCCGTCAGCAAATTGGAAGGCAAGGTCGCCAGCAAATTGGAAGGCAAGGTCGCCAGCAAATTGGAAGGCAAGGTCGCCAGCAAATTGGAAGGCAAGGTCGCCAGCAAATTGGAAGGCAAGGTCGCCAGCAAATTGGAAGGCAAGGTCGCAAGCAAATTGGAAGGCAAGGTCGCCAGCAAATTGGAAGGCAAGGTCGCTAGCAAATTGGAAGGCAATATCGCCAGCAAATTAGACAATATTCTTGATAATATAATAACTATTACACAACGCATCTGAAAATGATATTAACGCTTTTTTATAATAAAGACCACCATTTTTATTATATTTATCAGGCGGTTTATAAAAGAATTTATTTTTATATTTACAAATAAATTCATTTATTATTTTTTTGGATTTAATTATAATTAAAATTTTTTTTATAAATCTTTTCAATATTATTTTAATTCTTTTAAATTTATTTTCTAAATATAAAATATCATTTATTAATTCAAAACTATTTTTATAATATAAAGTTTTATAATCATTTAATTCTCTTATAAATAAACTCTTATTTAATGGAAATTCATTTTGTAAAAATATTAATTTTACTTCATATTTATATTTATATTTATGTTCATTTGGAAATAATATACAATCATTTGGAACTATTGAAATACAGATATTTGAATTTGAAAAATAATAATGAACTCTAAATAAATTTATTCTTATATTATAATTCATTATTCTTAAATTTCTCTTAAATTTATTTGGTAAATTATTTATTAATGTATAAAGTAATAAATCTTCTTCTTTTGAAATTATCATATTTAATATTTTATTATATTAAATATAATGATATAATTATATTCAATTTTAATTATTATACTTATAGAGAAAAATGTTTTCTCTATTTTACTTTATTAAATTGCGTATAATAAACCAGCATTTCCACCAATAAATATTACCATATTTACTCTTTCTTCAAATAAATATAAATCATAATTATATTCATAAATTCGCCATGTTGGTTTATTTATGCCTACTATATCACCTGTATTTGGATCACAAATAGTTAATACTTGTGCATATGGATCAGCTGGAGGTGTAATAGTAGTAAATTCTAATTGTATATTTGTAAATCTACTCATATTCATAGCACCACTAGGTTGAATATCATATGGAGAAGTATTTAAACAAAAATTATAACAATATAAACCAGGTGGAGCATAGGAATTTGTTCTTGTAAATTTTTCAATAAAATTATAAACACCAACAGGTAATATATTTTCTCTATATTGTCCGTCTAATAAAATTCCTAATGCTATTAATATATATTGTATATTCTGTGGATTATATATTCCAGTATAATATAATTTAGATAATGTACCAGATGGATTTAAACCAGGTCCTATAGGTGTAGGTCCTAATGGGTCTGGATTTGGATAACTACCTGATGTAGGAGCTAAAACTATATCTTGTGGTAAGTAATTATAAGGCCAATTTGTATAATTAGACCATTGATTACGTAAATTAACATCACTGCGTTGAAAATAAAACATCCAACTTAGAACCATACCTAATGAATTTAAATCTATTTTATTTGCTCCAGTAACATTATTAAATTTATTTTCATATACTTGTTTTATTATATATTTCTGTTCGTTTTTAGCAAAAATAGTAGATTCATCATCAGATAGAAAACAATAAGTGCAATTTAGATTTATATCAGCATTCCATAATGTTCTGGTATCTATATATGATGTAGGACCTAATTCTATATCTGGTGGTGTTTGTAAAAATCTGTAAAATTGCATATAATATTGATTAAAATTTGGTGCTATTACTGGATAATTATTTGTATAATCCATTACATCTCTAATTGTAAACCATTCATTTATTGGTCTAAATGTAACACTAATTGATAATTCATTATATTGAAGACAAATTAAAGGAAATGCTTGGGTAGATAATAGTGAAAACCAAGAACCTAATGGAATATATAATGTGCGTTCATTAATAGATGGTTGTGCTCCAGCAGGATTATCAGTATAATATGCGTTTGGATATGAATTTACACGAGACCCATAATTTCCAGGATCAATTAATTCAGGAACATTTCCAATCATATCATAAAATAAAGCCAATTTAGTACCAGCAAAATCACGTTGTGTTGATGCTAATATATATCTACCGCTATATTGCTGTAATAACTGATTTCCACAATTTATTGTAATCTTATCTATTATTTGTGCTCCTATATTTTCAATCCATTTAAAATTATATGGAACCCAAGGAGTATAAGTAATTGAACCATCAGGATTAATAATTTTTTGAGGTGGCATTATTGGAGACCAAATATTAGGTAATGTTATACAAATATAACAATCCATTAATAAATCAGCGTAACGTTTTACTTTAAATGTAAATGTACTTTCTGTTGTTAAACTTAATGTAGGAGTTCCCTCATAATCTAAACGAAAATTCTGCTTTCCAAAATTTGTATATTTTTTATATGTTGACTTGAAAAAAGTTTTTGAAGGATTTGAATTTAATATAATATTCTGTTGCCCTTGCGATACTAATTGCATAAGTCCTCCTGCCATAATATATTATATATATATCTATTTTTTATATATGTATTTATTTTAATCTTTTCAGAAGTATTTACAAAATATATATTCTAAAAATATATTATACTTTTTTCATTATCTATATTCATATTATTTATATAAAGTCTTAAATCTTCTATTGAATTATTATAAATATCTCTATCAAAGCAATATAATAAATAATCATTTATTATATCTATATCTGTAATATTATCTAATTTTATTGGAAATAAAAATTTAATTAAATCATTATTTCTATATATATATATTTGTATAGGTATATTTAGATATTTATATGATTGATATATGTATATTATCAAAGCATCACTATATACTGAATTATTTATAAATATATGTTTTTCTGGAATTATTTCTCTTGAATTATCTAAATTTATTAATAATAAATGAAACTTTTTTAATGAATTATTTTTTTTTATATAACAATCATTTTCTTTTACTCTTACTGATTTTTGAGTAGCTAAATCCATCTTTTATTTATTAATTTATCTTTATATTCTAATATACTTATAATATACTTATAATATACTTATCCCTAAAATGTAAGTAATTTATCTATTGTAGTTTTGACACAAAAAATACGATGTAATATAATACCTAATATAAATAATAATAATAGAATTATATAAAAATTATATTTTATACCAAAATAATTTAAGAGAAAATAAATAATATATGCTCCAAATATTGTTAAAATAACATCAACAATTGCAATATCAAATATACGATATGAATGAATACCTTTTTTTGGAATACCTAAAATATTTTTATAGATACATAAAGAATTATTTTTTTCTATATTCATAAAATATAAACATAAAATATATTGATAATATAATATAAATATGGCAACAGATTTTTTAAATGTTTTAAAGTCTTATGATGAAGATTTTCAAATATATTTAATACTAATATTTATCTTATTAATTACAATAATTTATGTATTTTATATGATTTATTTAAGCACTCTTAAAAATAGAGAATGTAATCATATGAATTCTCTATATCCATCTGTTAATGGATATATTAGACCAATAAGTTCAAATGATCCTGATTGTAGTGGTAATTTACAAGATTATTATATAAAAACTGCTTATAATTGTTGTAATGGTGGTTCTTATAAAAATGATTTTGTAGATATATGTAATTTAAAAGCAGCTATAAAACAAGGAATAAGATGTTTAGATTTTGAAATTTATTCTATTGAAGATAAACCAGTTGTTAGTTCAAGTACTACAGATGATTATTATATAAAAGAAACATTTAATTATGTAGATTTTGCTAATGTAATGGATACATTAAGAAATTATGCATTTGTTGGAGGAATGTGTCCTAATCCTACTGATCCATTATTAATTCATCTTCGTTTCAAATCAAATAACCAAAAAATGTATTCAAATTTGGCAAATATATTCAAATCAAATACAGATATTATGTTAGGTAAAAATTATAGTTATGAAGCACAAGGTAAAAATTTAAGTAATTTAAAATTATTATCAATGATTAATAAGATAATTTTAATTGTAGATAGAAGTAATACATCATTTTTAGATAATACAGAATTATTAGAGTTTATAAATTTAACAAGTAGTTCTGTATTTATGCGTAAATATAATTATTATAATGTAAAAAATAATCCTGATATGAATGAATTAATAGAATTTAATAGGCGTGGTATGACAATAGTTTTACCTGATAAAGGTAATAATCCATCAAATCCTAGTGGAATAGTTTCAAGAGCAAATGGGTGTCAAATGGTAGCTATGAGATATCAATATGTAGATAATAATCTTATGGAAAATAATCTATTTTTTGATAGGACAAGTTATGCGTTTTCTCTAAAACCAGAAGCATTAAGATATAAACCTGTCACTATTCCTATACCTACACCACAAAATCCAGAATATTCATATGCTACACGTAATGTAGCAACAGATTATTATGATTTTAAATATTAAACCTTTTTTAGAGAGTACTAATTTCCCCATTAATCTAAAATTAAAGGGATAATATACCCTCAAATTAAAGGGATAAATGCGCCCTCAAATTAAAGGGATAAATGCGCCCTCAAATTAAAGGGATAAATGCGCCCTCAAATTAAAGGGATAAATGCGCCCTCAAATTAAAGGGATAAATGCGCC